TAAATACGGCGCATATCAAAGCCACAGCACTTAGGTATGTTTACATCGTGTATGGATCGTTGAACCTCAAAACGTATAGAGCAGCTAATACACTCATACTCATACATCGGCATAAGTAACCAATAGGCAAACGCTCATTTTGCTACATACCTTGCATTGTAAGACTTTTACGTTAGCAGGCAGGTTATCTGTAACTATGCGCTCTATCTGCTCTGTTATCTTCTTACAGCTGCGGCACTCAAAGCGTATTAACTCACTCATAGCTGCACCGCCTCTGAGATAGGCAAAAGGGCCACGGTCTTATCAACCTGGCCCTGAGAGTCAAACTCTGTTTTAGCAGGCAGCCTTTTAACTGACCACTTAACCGTTATCTTACGAAGGTTAAAAGCGTAGATGCCCTTAGGTGTGGCATTAACGTAAAAAGGCGTAAAGCCCAGGCGCTCTGCCTGTTGCATTAGCGCATCGTACTTATCTTGCTCTATAAGCAGGTCATCGTAATGCGTGTGCCTGCATTTTAGCTCTATATGCAGCCTATACAGGGTGCTAGTGGCATCGTGGTACTCGTATTGGTCAGATGACTTAGTTAGATCCTTCAAGTAACGGCCTTTAATATAGTTGAATAGCTCTTGCTCTGTGTCTATCATCGGCAGCCTTTGCAAAACCATATAACATTTTCAAAGCTGTTTTTTTGATAGCCAAACTTATCTAGCTGTGCTACCAGGGCGCACTTATCGCACTGCTCTACCTTGTACTCAGCTGCTAACTCACCGTTAACAAAGAGTTTGCCTGTCATTTCTTTTAGGTTGATTAACTCGTAGCTGTCGCTCATACCTGTGGCGCCCAGCCTGTAGATGTCTGCATATACCAAACTGGGTCGCATTGTGTTGCCTTGCTCTTTTCGATACAGCTGTAATTGCCCCACTCACGCCCTGTTTTGGCTGTGCCTGTTTTCCAAACGCGTGCCCCGTGTTTACACTCAGGTTTGCCCTGTAGGTAGATGCCCCCTAGCTCGTTTTTAACTGCCTCTATACCTGCAGCTAAAGTAGGTGTTGTAGCCCATAGGTCATCGCTAACAGGTGCTACGTCTTTAGTGCTAAGCGCCTCTACCTTTTCCATATCCTGTTTTGTACTGCGAGCAATACCGCCAGGTGTAAGCAAACCGATAACGCGCCCGTAAGCGCTTGTTACTGCGTTTTCTACCCAAAAATGCAGGTTAACGCCACGATCTGAGCGCATCTCAAAGGCATAATCAACAGCGCTTGGTAGGTGATCTTCGTACTCTTTGTACGCCTCAGCTTTAACCAAAATATAACCTTTTGTTATGTCTATATCCTCGATATATGCCACTAAACGTAGCGTGGGATATTCGGCACGCGCTCTGATAATCCTGGCGTTGACATCCTCGTAGCCCTCTAGAAAGTTACTCATCGCTTGGCCTCAGCTTCTTTCAGCGCCTTAGCAATATTACGGCCACGTAGGTAACCTTCACCCAGGCCTACTTTGTAGCCCATTTCATAAGCTGCCCATATAAATAAGCCCATAAAAAGGCAAACCATACCTACTACCATTAAATCTAAACTGTTCATCTTTCGCCCTTTGTTAAGGCCGATAAGCTACTTATCCGAGTAGCCCTCTCGGCGTGTGTAGTTAAAGTATGAACCTAGCTACTGACAAAAGGCAACGCGACACGCCCTACTTACTGAGTCTGTCCTCTAGCAATAATTCGTAAATCTTGTCAACGCGGATTTCTATGCGCTCAACCCTACCTTTAAGGTTATGCCCGCCGTTGCCGTCATCGCGTAGCTCAGATAGGTAGTACTTAACAAGGTGGCGCACAAGCCCAGCCATAAACCCTGAAAGCGTAGCGATCCCCAACGCTACCGCTATATATGCCTGGGCCTGCGACACTTACTTAGCGCCTATTCCCAGTTGCTTTTCATTAGGTGCTAGTGCCTTTAGTACTGGCCCAATTAGCCCAGCTAGAAAAGCATTAGCTAGTACTTTAGGGTCTGTGATGCCTGATAGATACAGCGCACCCACGCACGATAGAGCTGCACGTAGGTAAGACAAGGCCGCAGCCTTTAGTTGCTCTTGCATTGTATTGCTCCTAAATGCCCTTTAGTTGACCTGTTTTAACACAGCTACAATATGGCTTGATGATGCCGTAACTCCATAAAGGCCCTCATTATCGCCTACTGGCAGTTGCATTTTATCGCCATTATCTAGCTTGTAACCATTAGCTGTAGTCACGTTAGCATCGCCTAAATATACAGCTCCGCCGCCTTGATTATGTAGCCATACGGTTTGATCCATAATGTTAGCTGCTACTAATAATGTAGCTGTTGTAGTTACTGTTACCTGTGCGCTAGTTGGCATTTTCTATCCCTAATTTAGTAATTAAAGCCCTGACCTTTTCAGGGCTTAAAGCTATCTCAAAGTGCATTTCGTCTTTTCTAGTCCAATCTCCGCCCCAGGTTAGGCCGTATTTTTTAGCTAACGCACGGATCATTGGTACCTTAGCTGCATCAAACGTGCCTACCTTGCCTAAAGGGTGTTTAATTGCGTTGAGGTCTATAGCTGTGCCGCTGGCGTGGTTACTTAGTTTGCCTACCACACCTCTAACGTCTCTGTAGGCATAGCCCCAATCATCAAACGTGCCGCCCTCTATAGGCTCTATAAGCTCGTTAAACTCTTTAGCAAAGTTAATGAGTAAGGGCGCTACCTTTTCAGCACAACGGATTTTAAGGCTTGTGCCCTCAACCTTAAAAGGCTTTACGCCTATTTCAGCCTGATCCTTAGATGCTGGCCAGCCGTTGTAACTAGTCTGCATTAAAGCCCTAAAGCTTTTAAGTCATCTGCCGTCAAACCTAAAGCCTCTAATTTTGCCGTTGCGCTTGCTTTGTCGGCTGCCATTTGTGCATCTTGCTCTGCTTTCCAAGCATCATATTGAGCAAAGCCTGCGTCAAATTGTGCTTTAGTAATTGGCTCACACTCAAGGAATATAACGCCTTCGTAATCATTGCCGTGGATTGCCCAGCCACCTTGCGGAATTAACATATCTAAAACTTCTGTACCTGTTGCCATTATGGTGTGACCTCCATTAAAACTAGAGTTGAATTAGAAGATGCGTATTGAACTGTAACGCTTGCGCCATTTGTTCCGTTGCAGAATTGAGATTTGTATGTTGTTGCTGATGTTGTTGCTGGAGAATCTAAAAGTGTTAAAGTTGCGCTTCCTGGTGAATTGATTAAAGCGCTGTTTGTCCAGCCAACATTTTCAGCATAACCAATTTGAGTTGCGCCTCTTAGCAATTTCAAGACAACGCCGTTGCTTGCGCCTCCAGCACTTTTTTGCAATCCTCCTTGTGACCAAAAAACTAAAATGTTATTTGATGCACTTGTTGGCGTTATTGTGGCAGTTAAGCCAGTATCCGTGAAAGTAGTAGAAGATACTGAAGCAACTGTTGAATAATTTGCTGCGACAATTTGCACGACTTTTTGTGATGCCGTAGCCCATTTTAAGCCTGTTGCAGCGGTTGAGTCGGCTGTAAGTACCTGCCCATTAGTACCAACTGCTAAGCGCGCTGGGGTGTCAGCTGCGGTTGCACCTATAAGGTCACCTTTAGCATCTACTATTGCATTTTGGATAGCGTTGCTATCGTCAAAACCAACCCAGGCTGCACCTGAGTAAGTCAGTACTGCATCGGTGTCTTTGAGGTAACAGCATTGGCCCTCTTGCGGTGAGGTTATAGCTGCATCTCGCGCTGCCGCTGAGGCAAACACTAGTACGCCCTGCATTAGGTAGCCGTTAGTGTCAGCTGCCGTAAGTACCTCGCCAGTAGTAAAGGTCTTAAAACCTAATCCAGCTGCCATAGTCCTATCTCCTTAATAACTTAATACGCCGCTGTCAAGCAAACCGTATATGGATGAGTCTAATATAAAGCCGTCAATAATCGGCTCTAAAGTGGTAAGTGTTGTTTTCCAGCTGTTAGGCGTAATGCTCATAGCTACGCCAAACACCTGCAAAGTCTTAGTTAGCGTTGATCCGCCAGGCTGGTTAGTTGTAATAGTTACAGGGTCAAAGTAATCAAGGCTAAGCGCTGCAATAATGCCTAAGTTGTAATTATCGGTATAAAGGTCTAGCTGAATAGCATCGCATCTAATACTGGTCTCAGCCCTAGATGCCACGTATGCCTGTGCATAGTCCAAGGCCACGGCATCGGTTTGCATTAGCAGGTTTTGCTGGTTGTAGCTATGCACAAAGTACTTATCAATGCTGGCCTGGTTAATGGCCGTTTGTGCCGTGCCGCCTGTACGGGTAACGCTGGCTGAGTTGTAAACTAGGGTATCGTCAAGGCGCCACACCGCGTTAAAGTAGCCAATATCTGTACCGTTATCGTTAAATACTGTAGGTGTAGCCCCTGTACTGCCAGCCGTTACGTTACGATCTTGAAAGACAAACGAGCCAGCGGCATCTACATACAAGGCCCCGTACTCGCTAATCTCTACCGTTTGCATAGCTGCAAGGCTTGTGCGGGCTGTGCCTGGGTCTGCCTGCATTGTGGTTAGCCCTGCATCTACGTCACGCATAGAGGCAGGCCAATCAATAGCATCTAACAAAGCGTTAATCCTTGCACCGCTAAGCTGGCCCGCTGAGGTGCCCGCTACGGTACTGATCTGTGCATTTTGAGCTAGTCTAAAAGCATCTACGGCTTGGATAGTTGTATAAACCACGTCATTAGCGTTTTTAGGTGTAGTAGTCGTATAGCTAGTAATAAAGCCTGAAAAGATAGGGTAAGTAGTTGCACCGTATGTAGCCGTAATCTGTACTTTACGCATAGGGGTTAGTAAATTGTAATACGGCCCGCTAGGGTTTTGAGGGTTAAAGTCACCGTTTTGGTCAACGATACGCAGCGATAAGGTGCCCGTTTGGAATTGGTCAGCCTGGGCGTTACGGCCTCTAATAGTTTGGATGCTATCCACTACGTTGGATACGTCAACGATAACGCTGGCGCTGTCTGCTAATACGTTAGTACCTAATATGCCAGTATCTAAAATCATAGCCTGAGCAAAGCTAGGGCCAGTACTAAAGTTAATAACAGCGTGTACTGTAGGTACTGTCATACTGCTATGGCCCCTGCGTAGGTAGTTGTATAGCCTCGGCGTGCTATCTCATTAAGAGCATTTTGCACGGCATCCACAATTATATTCTCATCGCCAATTACGCCCGCAGTTACGTTAATTACATTATTAGTGTAATTACGATCTCTATTTTGATTAGGGTTAAAGTCAACACCCGCTACAGGCGCATTGAGGCTGTCAGGCATATCGCCACCTACGCCCAATACATTTAGGTCATAGTTACGGTCTTTGTTTTGGTTTGGGTTAAAGGTGATGCCTGCATTGGACGTAGCTGCACCTAACGTTGTAACGCCTGGAATAGTCAGCGTAGGGAACTTAAACTTAGCTAGCAGGTCTAGGGCAGCTTGTAGGTTAGATAGGTTGATTAGATCGGTTGATTTCATACCTGCTAAGACCCTGTTTATGTCTAGCAGTTTGGCATCTTGCTTTTGCAAAGCGCCTAATATCTTTAAGTCCTCGTTTAGCTTGGCCGTAGCCTTTTCTATAGCTACCGTATCCTTAGAGGCTATGGCATCCTCTAACGCGGCTATATCCTGCTTAACCTTTAAGCGCTGTACGTCATTGGCTATAGCTAATATCTGTGAGCCTGTAGTGGCCTTACCTAACGCCTCAGCCTGGCCTATAAGGGCTGCGTTGAGCTGGATTTTGTCCATATCAAAAACATCTGTGCCTTTAGCTAAAGCTAAGTTTGCTTTATCTAGGGCTAAAGTTAGTCTCTTATCTGCAAGGATTTTGGCTTGGGCTTTTGATTGCTCTTTAGTGAGCGTGGTTATTTTCTTTTGAGTAGTTAAATATGAGCCTGATTGAATTGGATTTCTA